AATATCGGAATAGCTGACTCTAATACCGTCGCTATGGCGTATATCACTACGCCAGCTACTACTAATGTAACATCTGGTGTTGATGTGCCTATTGCTGGAACCTTTACAGCGCAAGGCAATACTGAGCGAGCCACGGTATCAGCTTCAGGAGAAATAACCTTCTTGAATATCGAAGAAGAAAAAGGACTTGTGAATCTGACATTTACTGCAAATAAAATAGGCGGCGGTACCGGAATATATATTTTCAAGGTACAAAAGAGTCCGCTAGGTAGTGGGTTTGTTGATGTAGAAGGGGTAGTAAAAACGGTGTCTCTAACATCTGGCGTTATATCCAGTATTACTCTTATGGGCATAGCCAAGTACAAAGACACCGATGTCTTTAGGGTTACTGTCCAAGGGTCGGGAACTAGTGATGATATCGACGTCGATGTAACACAATTTGTAATAGGCTCATAATATGCCAGTAATAAAAAAATCAGATGGATGGTATTGGGGCACAAAAGGCCCCTTTAAAACAAAAGCTCAAGCAGATAAGGTTGGCAAGGCAGCATATGCTAGCGGTTATAAGGGTAAGAAAAGGATTGAAACCTCTTAATAAACCCAGCACTCATAGCATGTATATCACGAACTTTGGAGGCCTTGATGTATAGGCCTTCCCACTCAGCCATTGCCGAAAGCTCAAACAGGTAATTACCGTAGTTGTTAGTCCTTAGATGATCAATAACCACCTGTCGTCCAACACCTGCTTTTATGGTTAAGCCAGCCTCTGAAAATACATAGCCACTCATCAATGCGTTTATGCCGGCATCTGGCTCAGCCGTATTAATCCCAGATATATGCTTTAACTCGACATAGTAGTGACAGGATTCAGCAGTTAGAGTTAATTCTCCAATAGCATAGTCGTACGAGTTCTGTGCCATTGAGGGTGTATAGTCCTGTATACCAAGACCACCAGCTAAGTAAAAAGTTAATGCTGCTAAACAGTTCATAAATATGTCTCCAATTAAGTTATGCATGGATAGTAGCGGAATCCCGCCATAATAGTAAATAATGAATAGTTATAAGGGCTTTGGTATAATAGATAAACGTTACGTGGCGAATCACGGATATACTGAGAGAACAGGTGAAACTATGGCAGGAAGACCAACAAAGTATAATGACGAAATATTAGAGAAAGCTAAAGAATATGTATCTGGTGGATTCCTCAACCAAGACGAAGAGGTGCCAACACAAGAGGGGCTAGCTCTATTTATTGGCGTGCATAGGTCAACCTTGCATGATTGGGCAAGTCAACCAGAAAAACATTTATTTTCCGACATATTAGAAGAATGCAATCAACGCCAGACAGTTATGCTGATGTCAGGAGCGCTTAAGGGTGATCTAAACGCGAATATAGCCATACTAATGCTAGGCAAGCAGGGTTACTCAGAGAAGCACCAGCAGGAGCTTACAGGCGCAGAGGGTGGAGCTATTAAAACTGAATCAACTTGGATAGTTCAGCCGGTTAAAGGTAAAGATGCCGAATCTTGAAATACCAGAGAAGATGCTTCCATTCTTAGAGAAGCAGAAACGCATTAAGATATCAGTCGGCGGTCGTGGTGGCGGCAAATCTATTGCTATCGCTGACATGCTGATCATGCATGCATCAATGGGAAAGACGGTATGCTGTGGCCGTGAGTTCCAAAACTCGATTGATGACTCGGTGCATTCACTCATGGCAAGTGAGATAGACAGGATAAGCGCACAAGGATTTGATATTCAGGCTAACAAGATCAATCACAGATCAGGCGGCAAGATATTCTACAAGGGTCTTGCTCGCAATCCTGAGTCATTGAAGTCTTTATCAGGTGTAGACTTCTTCTGGGTCGAAGAGGCGCAAACAATATCAGAGAAGTCACTAAAATTACTCACGCCCTCTGTGCGTTCTACTGCTGGTAGTGAGAGTGAGCCAGAAATCTGGTTCTCAATGAACCGTGGCAGCTCACAAGACCCTATCGTACTTAAGTATCTCGAAAGAACCCAGGCCGACCTTGGTAGAGATGGTATCTATGAGGATGATTTAGTTTTAGCGGTTGAAATCAATTACCAGGACAATCCTTGGTTCCCGAGTGAGCTGGAAGAAGAACGCCTAGATGATCTGAAGAATATGACTAGAGCAAAGTATCGACATGTATGGGAAGGAGATTATAACGACGACGTTGAAAACTCTATCATCCTGCCAGAATGGTTCGATGCCTGCATCGATGCCCATAAGAAACTAAATTTTAAGCCGGTCGGAATGAAAGTGGTTAGCCATGACCCTTCAGATGTAGGCTCAGACGATAAAGGTCTATGCTACCGACACGGATCAGTTGTATTTGATGTGATATCAAATCCCACTGGTGATGTTAATCAGGGTATGGATTGGGCGCTTGATTATGCCATTCAAAGAAAAGTAGATGCATTCATCTGGGATGGCGATGGCCTTGGACTATCGCTAAGAAGGCAGGCAGGTGAATCACTCTCAGGTAAAAATATAGCACAGCACATATTTAGAGGCAGTGAAAGCCCTGATATGAAAGATGCCATATATGACCCCGTTGACCATCAAGTAGCTGAAGGCAGGCAAAACAAAGATGTATTTAGAAATAAGCGTGCGCAGTATTACTGGATGCTTAGAGATAGGATGTACAACACTTACCGAGCAGTAGAAAGTGGAGAATACTGTGATCCAGACAAGATGATTAGCCTATCTAGTGATATAGACCACATACAAAAACTCCGCTCTGAAGTGTGTCGAATACCGTTGAAGCCTAACGGTAACGGGCTTATACAAATTGAATCTAAAGAAAAGATGCTAAAAGATGGAATTCCTTCTCCAAATATGGCAGACGCTTTAGTGATGTCTTTGGCAATTAGTGGTAAAATGCCAGTAACCGTACAACCTCCGCCAATTATTAGGCCTATGAGGCAAAGAAGAAGATGACATTAGAATTCGATGATATTAGGCAAAAGGTGCAGGGTGCAGATGCATCAACAAGCGCAACACGCGAAGAGGCTGGCGATATGCTTGTCTTTGGTCGCATCAGCCAATGGGATGATGATATAGCGCAATCCGTACTAACCGAGTTTAGGGGTCAGTTTGATCTCATTAAGCCAAAGCGGAATCGTATCCTCTCTGAATTATGGGCTAATCCCGTTTCGGTAGACTTTAAGCCAATCGACGGTGCAGATCATGACACTGCTGAAATGATCGGCGGCGCTTTTCGAACTGACATGATTGCAAGCGAAGAGGCTTTGGAAACGGCGCAAATGGATCAGGTTGACTGTGGTTTTGGTGCATTCCGCTTTGTAACAGAATACGAAAACAAGGCAATGACTACTGATAACTATCAGCGGATCAAGGCCGAGCCGATTAATGAAGCGAATAACGTCTTATATATTGATGACAATGCCAAGCGCAAAGATAAATCCGATGCGTCCTGGGCGTTACTGATCACAGCATTCACTAAAGATGGCTGGAAAAGCTACTGCAAAGAGACTGGTATTGACTATGAGGAGAATAAGACTCCAGGCTCCTTTAAATCACCAAATAAGACTAACATTTGGTTCTGGCGCTCAGATACAAACACATACAAGATAGGCGAATTCTATCATAGAGAGAAGAAGCGCAGTAAGTTAGCTATATTTGAGGACCCTATTGGTGAGCAGAAGGCAGTTAAGGTAAAGGATCTCAAGAAGATTCAAGATGAATTAGATGACTTTGGATTTGTTAAAGTTGGTGAACGTTACATAGAACATTATGAAGTAACAAAGTACATATTGACTGGTGAGAAAATTGTCAAAACCCAGCGTATTGCTGGTGAGTACATCCCTATCATTCCGGTCTATGGCGATCATTCTTATGTAGAGCAGCGTGAAATGTGGCGTGGGATCTATCATGATGCACAAGATTCCCAGCGATTACATAACTTCCAGATGTCATACCTCGCTGATATCGTTGCCAAAGGTCCTCGTGAAAAGCCAATCTTCACCCCTGAGCAGATTCAAGGGAAGGAGATTTACTGGCATGAAAACGGATCAGATGACAATTACGCCTACAAGCTAATTAACTCGGTTGATGCACAAGGCAATCCGCTTCCTCCTGGCCCTATTAACTACACACAAAACCCAACAGTACCACCAGCAACCGCTGCCATCTTAGAATATACTCGTCAATCTGTCGATGATGTCACAGGTGGCGGCACTAGCATGGACGCAATGATGAATTCCCAGGTCACCGAGGGGCAGATTCAGGCGGCACAGTCAGCAAGCAATCAAGAGACATTTTTATATCGCAATAACTTTCAGTTAGCTATGAAGCATGCTGGACGAGTGTATGCGTCGATGTTTAAAGAGATATACGACGTACCACGAGAAGTTACTATCACAAAAGCTGATGGCACTGAGCAAACTGTAATGTCTCAAGAGTCGGTCGTTGACCTGGAGACTGGCGAAGAGATCGTTTTAAGAGATCCATCACAAGGAGCATTTGAAGTATTTGCTGATACGGGACCTGCTTACTCAACGCAACGAGAGCAGGTTAGAGCGGAAATGAATCAACTAGCCACATCGCTGCAAGGCACTCCTGTAGGTGAAATGGCGCTTTATTACTATCTGATGATGCTGGATGGTCCGATGACCGAAGGTATTCGCACATGGGCTAAAGAACAGCTTATGATGATGGGTCAGATAGAACCAGAAACAGAAGAAGAAAAAGAGAAGATTGCTCAAATTATGCAAGCGCAGCAATCACAAGCACAGCAACCAGATCCTAACATGCTTTTAGCAATGGCAGAGCAAGGCAAGGCAGAGGCGGACATGGCCAAGGTACAGACTGATGCACAAATAAAATCAGCAGACTTAGCTATCAAGCAATACAACGCAGAGACGCAGAGACTTAAAGTTATGGGTGATAATCAGTTCAATGCTTTAGAAGCTGAAAAGCTCAGCACCGAGATAACCGGCAATGAGCTGGATAATGTGAGCAAGATAGCCCAAGCGTTCATGCCTCGGACTGTCCAATAGTTTTGATTAATTATAGCTTAAGGTTATAATAGCTTACATAAATCGAGTAGGACGATCCTTTCCTATATCCGAGTACAGCGGTTTCTGTATATATCGAGGTAAACGATATGAGTCTGGAAGAATTGCGTGCTCTCGCAGAGCAAGAAGAAAGTCAAGAAACAACTGAAGTCCAAGAAGAGCTAGAACTAGAAGCTCAGGATGAAAGTGAAGAGGAAGCCGAAACAGCCGATGCTGAAAATGAGGAGCCTGAAGAGCTTGACGAATTAGATCTTGAGCTAGAGGGTGAGCCAGAACCAAAACCTAAGTTTGACGCCAAAGCAGCACTAACTCACAAACTGACCAAACAGCGCAAAAGGGCGCAAAAGGCAGAGAGTGAGGTTGATAGTCTGCGTAAAGAGATAGATCAGCTAAAACAAGCAATGAATGGGCAAGCAGCGCCACAGGCACAAACATCACAGCCAGCGCAAACAGCCCCACCTGAGTATCCAGATTTATGGTCCGCTGAGATCAACGGAGACAGGGTTAAGCATAATGAGGCAATGGTGAAATATACTAATGAACTCATAGCTTATAACCAAACTCTAGCAGCTCCACAACAGCAGGCCGAAAAGCAACAATCTGATTACCAGGAATCTATTGCACGTAAAGCAACATTACTATCCGAAGATGCCGTTGGTTTTATACAGGAAAATAAGATCAAGGCGGAAAAGGTCACAGATGCAATCGAAGTGGCTAAGCAGGATGTTGATGAGGCAGCAGGACTAGATGGGGCGTTCGTACACTTACTGGGATCATTGGATGATGGCGCGGCAAAAGTAGCCTATCACTTAGGACGCAATGAAGCAGCACGAGATAAATTAAAGTCGCTAATCAAGAATGATCCGAGCGGCTTAAAGGCGGTCAGTTATCTGACCAAATTAACAAACTTGAAACCGAAAACTAAAGTATTGAGCAAGGCCCCTGATCCAGATGAGCCGGTAAAAGGTAACGCTAATAGTGTTACAGCAGAGCGCCTACAGTCTATGTACGACAAAGAAACTGACATGACTAAGATGGTAGCAATGCGCAAGAAGGCTCGGAGTATGGGCATTAATCTAAATTGAGGATATAGAAAATGGCTACTCAAAGCGCAAAGAATATTGTCGCATTTTACGACAAAGTTTTAGAACAAATGAACCAAGACTTTACGTATGCTGAAGCTGCTGAAGTCGATACAGTTGCTGGTGATACGTTGCAGAACGCAAACAACATCTACTGGCGTAATGTCGAGCAACAAGCTCCCGTTTTGACAGGCTGGGACTTGACTGGTCAAGAAACTGAAATCATCGAGCAGACCTATCCGCTCCAATTGCAAGACCCACGAAACGACTTCGTTCAGCTTCGTGTTGATGAGCTTCGTGATCGTGGCTTCTTGGATCGTCGAGCAATGGCTTCCGCTAAGCGTCAAAATGCAGAGCTTAACAAGCGTATTGCTAACTTGATCGCAGACGAAGGTTCTCTTTACTACGAGTCAAACTCTGCTGATTTCGATTTTGTTGCAGAAGCTGACACGCTCATGACCGAGCGCCAAGCGAATCGCGATATGGGCGCTACGTTCGCCTTAACTCCACGTAACAACCAGTTGATGGCTGGTAACCTAGCATCTCGCACATTATTCAAAAATAACCGTTCAGAGCTTGCTTATGGTACTGCATCTATTGGCGACGACGTTGCTGGATTTGACATAGTTCGTGCGCCAACCTATGGTACTGTTCCTGTGGCAAATGCAGCGGCATCTTCTACCGTAGCATCAGATGTGACTGAGGTTCCTGAAGGTTTCACAACCGTAGGCTCGTCTGTTCAGAATGTTGACTATCGGATGGGTACTATCCCAGTGGCATCTGGCACCAACTATCAAGCTGGTGATGTTGTAACAGTGGCTGGTGTTAATGCATTAGGCTTGCAAGACAAGACTGACACAGGTCAATTGATGACTTTCAAAGTCATT